TGAAAATAGACAATATGGTTTTTGCAAATGGGATGAATTTGTTGAAAAAACACAGATATTAGAATTAGAAAAAGATGGAAAGAAAACTGAATTTTTGATGACTTTAGAAAATGTTATTGGCAAAGATAAAGATACAGGAGATACACTTGTTAAAAATGGGGATTATATAGTATCTGTTGATAGAGATGGCTTTTGCTATACAGAATCAACTCTTGATTATGTTCCTGAAAAAGAGAGCATATCACCTGAAAAAATTGCCGATTTAAAAAGAAAAGCGATTGAGCGAGAAAAAGAAAATCAAGAAGAAATGCGAAAGATAGCTCTTAGAAAAGAAGAAGAAAGAATAGCTAAGGAAGAAAGAACAAAGAAATTAGTTCGATTTAGAGAAAATGCAGATTTTTATATATCAAAATTGGATGAAATGATAGGCGATGATTTTAAAAATTTCTTAGAAAAAAATAAAATAGGTTACGAAACCAGAATATCTAAAAAAGGAAATGAAATAATAATAATTCCTGAATTAAACAATATACAAGCAACTTTAAAAGAATTTGAAAGTAGAAACGATTTGAAAAGAGAAATTGCAAGATACCTAGTTTTGAAAAATAAACTTTAAAATTTGACCTAGACACGTCACAAAACTATCTCAGGCAGACTCCTCCTGCCTGTGCCTTCTAAATAATAACAAGACTCCAGAAATGGGGTCTTTTATTATACATCGTGAGTAAACACGTTAAAAACAATGAATGATTAAATCTAATAGTGGTCATCCCACTTAAAAAAATGAAAGGAGAAAATTATGTCATTAGAAAATTTAAAAAAATTAATTGGTGAGGATATTTTTAATCAATATATCGCACCAAAAATTGAAGGGAAAGATTATTTTTTTGCGGAAGGGAAAGATTTTATACCAAAATCAAGATTTGATGAGGTTAATGAAACAAATAAAGAGTTAAAGAATCAAATTGCTAGCAGAGATTCTCAACTTGTCGAACTTCAAAAGTCTGCAAAAGGAAATGAAGACCTCACAAAACAAATTGCTGAATTACAATCGGCAAATGCAAAAGCAAAAGAAGAATACGATGCTAAGATTCTTCAATTACAAAAAAACTACACCTTAGAATCAATACTCGCTAAAAGTGATGCTAGAAACCAAAACGCTTTGAAAGGAATGTTAGATTTAACAAAATGTACTTTCAAAGATGGAGTATATAGTGGGTTAGATGAACAAATTGCTCAAATTAAAAAGGATAATGATTGGTTATTTACTAATCAAGTATCAACATCTGCAGGAAGCGAACATCATGATTCTGATGGTGGAGGAGTAGACGAATTTGAAAAATTTAGAAAATTATAAAAAAGGAGATTAAAAAAATATGGCAAATTCAATAGCAACTGCAGTTCGTTATTTTAATAATGATGCAGAATTAGAAAAAATTTATCAAGCGTATTCATATACAGCAGATTTTATCAAACCAAATGTAGCAGTAGGTGCTAAAACTGTTAAATACAGACAAGTTAGTTTAGGTTCAACAGTTTTAGGAGATTATAATCGTGAAACTGGTTATACTAGAACAGACATTAATGTAAGTTGGGTAGAAAAATCGTTGACGCAAGATAAAGGAAACGTTTTAAGACTTGACAAAATGGATGGAGAGGAAGCACAAAGTTTAGAAATTGCAACAGTTGGTCGCAAATATATTCGCGAAGTGCAAATTCCATCTGTTGATAAATATCGTTTTACACAACTTGTAGGAGCAACTGGTTCTAAAGTTGCAACAGGAGCTTTAACAGCAGATACGATAGAAGCTGCAATAGATAGTGGTTTAGATTATTTATATGATTTAGGAGTTCGAGAGAATTTAACTTTGCATATTGCAACTTCAAAGGCTAGATTATTAAAACAAGCAGCAAAATCAACTGGTTCTATCTCTACTGGCTCTTGGGGTGGAGATTTATCGGTAAATGTTACGTTGTACGGAGATGCAACTAAAGCTAAAGTAATTCAAGTTCCAGATGATATTTTGGGTGAGGGAATTGATTTTATTTTAACTGCAACACCAGCATTTGCTGCATTTGCTAAATATCGAGATAATGAATATTTTGACAAAATTCCAGGATTTGGTAGTAGAATGACTGAACTTGATTTAGGCATTTATCATGATGCTTGGGTAGAGCCAGGAGCAGAAAAAGCAGTTTATATTCATAAACCAAGTGCTAGTCAAGCAAGGTCTGAAACAGAATAATAAAAAATGAGCCACAATTAGTGGCTCTTTTCTAATGAGGTAAATATGAATTTTGAAAAAAAGTTTTTAGAAAAATATGGATTAGAATTAAATGATGTTGTTCCAAATGGCAATTTTGAACAAAACAAAGTAAAAAGATTTATTGATCAGCAAATTGAA